TAGGCATGGATTTCCCACTCCCCAACTTCGTGACCATTGACCTCGAACACAGTTTCAGGATTTACATTAGCCCAACGTCTATGCTCTCTGTCAATACCATTACCTACTCTATAAACTAGAACATAGTTTTCATGTTCTTTCACATTACTAGGAATAGGATTGTTAGTGTGTCGCCAAGCGTTTTGACCAAGAATACCTCTCTTGATTACTGACACTTCGCCTTTGTTATTAAACCATTTGCAAGAGAAAAACTTGTTTTGTCCTACCATAGTTTTAAATTCTGACTTTGTCATGTTTACCTACTTTCTATTTATTTAGGAATACGTTATCATATACACAGTTATATTATATAGCTAATTGCAATTAGTTGTGGATATCCTGTGGATAAGTCGGCCGGGACATTAAGACGCATGCGACAAATTGTCGCACCCGGCGCCCGGGAACTCTTGCGGCTCACTCCTTCGGAGTTCGCCGCCCGGTAACTACGGCGACGGGCATACCCCCCCTTTTGCATCTAACATCCATATAGTGCTGCGTTGCACTGTTTGAGAGTGACAATCCTGTACAAAAACGTTATAATTGGAGTCTCAAAAAAATTTTTACAAAATGGAAACTGTTTCGAATTTAGAATCATTAGATACGAATACTCTTAAGTTACTCCTGAAAGATGCCATGGACAAAAAACGTGACATAGCACAGAGTGATTTTTTAAAATTTGTTAAAGAGGTTTGGCCTGACTTTATTGAAGGTAAGCACCACAAAATTTATGCAGAAAAATTAAATCGTATTGCAAATGGTGAGCTCAAACGTTTGATTGTCAATATGCCACCAAGACATACAAAATCGGAGTTTGCATCTAATTTGTTTCCGGCGTTTTACATGGGCCGTCATCCAAAGGCCAAGCTTATACAAACTACACACACTGGTGAACTAGCAATCCGTTTTGGACGTAAAGCCAAAAACATGATAGAATCATCAGAATATGAAAAAGTATTTCCAACAGTTACACTTGCAGCTGATTCCAAAGCTGCTGGACGTTGGGAGTCAAATCATGGCGGTGAGTATTTTGCTGCTGGTGTTGGTGGCGCTATTACTGGTCGTGGTGCCGATTTACTTATTATTGACGATCCTCATTCTGAGCAGGATGCTCTCTCGCCAACCGTTTTAGATTCACACTACGAGTGGTACACTTCAGGTCCACGTCAACGTTTACAACCTGGCGGCTCGATCGTTTTAGTCATGACACGTTGGTCAACAAAAGATCTTACTGGACGGTTGCTCGAGGCCCAGGGTAAAGACCCAGCTGCGGACCAATGGGAAGTGGTCGAGTTTCCTGCAATCATTAATGACAAACCCATGTGGGGTGGCTTTTGGACCATGGACGGATTACAAAGCGTCAAAGCTTCTATACCTCTAACCAAGTGGCAAGCACAATGGATGCAAGCACCAACCTCCGAGGAAGGTGCAATCATAAAACGTGAATGGTGGCGCGAGTGGGAAGGAGATACTATACCTGAACTAGAGTTTATTATACAGTCATACGATACAGCCTTTAGTAAAAAAGAGACGGCTGACTTTTCTGCTATCACAACGTGGGGTGTGTTTCAACCTGAAGATGGCAGTGGCAAAGGATTAATTTTGCTAGATGCAAAGAAAGACCGATGGAACTTTCCTGAGTTAAAATCCGTGGCTATGGAGGAATATAAGTATTGGGAGCCAGAGATGGTATTGATAGAAGCCAAGGCTTCTGGCCTACCTTTAACTCATGAGTTGCAAAAGATGGGAATACCTGTTATAAATTTCACACCCTCTAAAGGAAATGACAAACATTCGAGGGTAAACAGCGTAGCTCCCCTGTTTGAATCAGGAGCTATATGGGCGCCCAAAAAAACTTTCGCCGAAGAAGTTATAGAGGAGTGTGCAGCATTCCCGTTCGGTGATCACGACGATTACGTGGATTCAACCACGCAAGCTCTAATGAAATATAGACAAGGCTATCATATTACGCTAAAAGATGACTTTGAGGACGAAGCAATAGAGAAAGCTAGGAGGAGGGCTTACTATTAATGGCTACAAGAATCGAAATAAAACGTAAACCACCAAACCCAAATACACAACCACGTGGACCAGCAGGTTCTGACGTGGCACCACCAGCACCAAGAGGACGCTTTCAACGTGGCGTCGATATGATTACAAACGTATTTAGAGATACGGGTAGTAATATTTCAGATTATATGCGTGCATCAGAAGACGCACGTAACGGCAGATTTTTTTCTGCACCAACTGCATATGATGCTGACATGGCAAAATTTCCAATTAATCAAGCTGCAGGTGCGTTAGAATTTTTTGGCGATGTATTACAATTACCTTTTGAATCAGGAGCACAACTGTTAGGTTATGATCAATTTGGATCTGGTTACGGTGCAGGCGATACTGGTTATTTTCTAAAAGATGTTTTTAATTTAGGAGACACACGAGAATTAAAAGACATGTATATTAATCAGGCTCTTCAAGACTCTCCATTGTCTTTGGGATATGATCAATTAATTGAAGACGAAGCTTTTCAAAATTATTTACGTGGACAAGGTTTTAATATTGAAGACGATTTTGATTTTTACAGGGACATAATTAAATCAGATGATGCAGAAACAATGAATAAATTTTATCAAATGTCTCAAGACAGAGATAATCCATACTTTGTTGATATAAATAAATTTACAGCTGAACAAGGAATGGATGTTTACGAACAAGCATTACAAGATCAATACAATCAATATCTAGCTGATGAAGCAAATAAATTTATGGGTAATGTTTATGAAGGTTTCGCTGACCAACAGTTTCCATTTATGGTAGATCAATTAGCAACGGATTTAGGTGTTTCACCAGAATCAGCTGAAAATATATTGATGGGTGGCACAGCAACTGATTTTGGATTGTTAAATGATATAATAGATTATTATGAAGGACCATTAGAGTATAGTACACCGGAAGGACAAGCATTGTTTGGAGATGATGCGTTAATGAATCTTGCTGGAGGCATTACTGCTATAGGTAAAACAGGAAGAGTTTTAAGACGAGCAAAAAATAAATTAGGAACTGGCAGAACTGCAGCAGTGTTAGAACAACTATATCCAGGAACGTTTGGTGGTAAATTAGAATTTCCTTATAGATTTGGCAAAGATAGCGCAAGATTAAATGTTGGATTACTAACTGGTTACCCTACAATTTCTGGTTTAATTAGAACACCTACACAACTTGGTATTACAACAATAGCACCAGATCTTAAAGATGATGTGGTAGGTTTCTTTAGCGGTGAATAGACTACTAGGATCATTTGTTAGTGGTCTTAGTAAAAGAGACCAAAGAGCGTTAACTAATTTTGTTAACGCTGGTAGAACAGTTGCGGATAAAAAAACAGCTTTTAATATTCTTGGCAACACTGGTGATAAATTTACGGTTCCTCAAAGAAAATTTATAGCTAATATTACCAACACACCTTTTGATAAAATTTCTAAAAAAACTGGTGACATAATAGGGCCTCTTGGTCATAAACGTTTTGGACATACGGACGAAACAAAAGAAAACATTGCTACAGCTATGTCAAAAGTTCCTAACTATCCAATGATGCCTTCTCTTGGCACATATGAAAGACAACTAGCACTTGCAGCAAATCAATTTGGTCATTCTATTCGTGATGTAAAAGCTAACCCTACAAAATATCCTGAGGTATATGCTGCTGTTCAATTTAAACGTGGCGAAAGTTTGCTATTTCCAAATAAAAAATCATCTTATCCAAAAGTATTTGAAAAATCAGGATACTCAATTGGAGACGTGTCAGGTATTATAAATCAAAGAAGTGATCTCGTGCAAGACATGATGAAGACAGGAACATTTGGATTGCTTGATGAATTGGGAATCATGAACCCAGGTCTTCGAGCTGGTAGCATTGGTCATACCATACCTCTGTTTAATGTTAGAAAAGAAATGTTAAAATCTGCAAGACCACTTGTTTTTGATCCAAAGTATAGCAGAGGTAAGGTTTTAGACGTTATCAATAATCCTAATTTAATGATTGCTGAACCTAATATAGCAAACATACAAAAAAGAGGAATAGAATCTTTTTTATATAATCCAAAATATAATTTACGTAATTTACAAGGTGTGGGAGATATTCTAGAAGAAGCATCCATGACAACAAATGTTTTAAATCCAAAAACTTTACAGATGACAACTTTTGGAACAGGTAGACCTGTAGACATAAAACAATTTAATGAATATTTGAATAGAGTAATAAAAGATCAACCATACGGAGTTGGAAGCACAGGTAAAACTCTTACTTTTCCTACTGTTCAATACCTACGAAGAAACTTTTTTCGTGGTGGTATAGCGAGCTTGTTAGAATAATGGTTTTACCTAAAGTATTAGGACCACTACGTCAGTATGCACCAAAGATTGCATCACCAAAAGGCAAAGGTTCTGCTAAAAAGTTAGACATGAGTGCTAAGCCATTCACTGTTTTTGATGAGGCAGGGCTACCAATAAAAGATTTTTCAACAATTGGAGCAGCAAGAGCTTTTTTATCTTCAGCAGATGGACGAACCAAAGGTTATACTGTTGGGGATACACCTAAAACTGAAACAGTAGCTCCAACAGCTACAGCAGACACTCCAGCGCTATTTTACAAGTCCAGAGAAGCGTTACTTGACGCTCCTATGGAAAAAATGACGGCAGATAGGTGGTTAAACTACTTAAGAGCCAAAGGAATTAAGAAATCTGAGCTTTTAGACACGTCTTTAGGTCCATTTTTACAGTCTCAAGGCAATAAAACCTTTACAAAAGCCGATATAATCAAGGAATTTGATGAAATATCCCCAAAATTGGACGTCTTGGCCCTTGGCCAACCAGGTCCTCAAAATATTCTTGCTAATATTTACAAAAAAATACAAAAAGTAGACCCACAAGCAGAAGATCCACGTGTAGGGGGTTTTTTATCCTATCTTCGTGACTCTTTGCCAGGTGTAGTTACTGATCGTAAGGTAAATCAACAAGCTTTGGACAGCGTTGCAGCAAATGTAGACAAATATATGCAACAAGTTTTTGGTATTAAAGGCGCTTTGAATGAAGGTGTGGCATTAACTGCACCTGTACCCTTTAAAGTACGTGAACCACTTGTTAATTTAGCTGCAGCTCTTGATAGACGCGGTGTTGGCTTAAAAGCAAAAGATGTTGCAAAAGGAACATCCTATAGTGGTCAACAAACAATGTCAGGTGGCGATAATTACCGTGAATTTTTGTTTAAATATGAACCAGGCAAACTTAGAACTGGTGAACCTGTATATACCTATGCACATGACTTTGGATTAACATCATCACAAAGAGCTGGCGGTATTGTTCACGCACGTGTGTCAGATAGAACAGACGAGTTTGGTCGAAGATTAATGTTTGTAGAAGAAATACAATCTGATATGCATCAACGTGTACAACGTGCAATGCGTGAGTCAAAACTCACAGGTAAAAAACCTGATCGTGAAGATAGCTATGCATTTCGTCAAGACATGCCACCTCCACCAGAATTGGCAGTAAATAAACAACAATTAGATTTAATTAATCTTAAAATAGAAAATTTATTGGCTACAAATCCAAGATCGCCAGCATTACCTAAATTAAGACAAGAGCGTGAAAAAATTAGAGTTATAATTGCAGAATCTATGACTAAGGAAGGTAAACAAGGTGGTGATATTGCCATGGGCCCATTTCAGACATCAAAAGAGTACATGGAATTTGTTGCTAAATATTTAGTGCGTATGGCAAAAGACGGCGATTATGATGGTGTGGCTTTTGCAAACCCTGCAATTAAAAACCGTAATTTATCACCTGGTGGCAGGGATTACCAAGGTAATGTTGCTGCATATGGCCCTATTCTTAATGGTGCACTAAAAGAGACATCTAAAAAAACAGGTGCAAATTTATTAAATACTGTTATAAGAGATGACAGGGGACGAGTTTTTGGACAAGTCAAAATGTTAAATTTAAAAGATAATCCTAACGTGCGAGATACATTCTCGGCATACGCAAAAGGTGGAATAGTAAATGGCAGATAAATCAAAGAATCAAATAGAGAAAGCAATGGATGCTGTTGAGAAAGCATTGGACATTGAACCATTGGGTGAAGAAATACAGTTTGAAAAAAGTGTAGAGTTTGATGGTTTTGAAATACAAGAAGATGGAAGTGCAGAGATGGCTGGTGATCAACCAATTGATCAATCACAAATTCCATTTGATGCAAACTTAGCAGAGTACATTGATGAAAATAATTTAACCAAGTTTGCTTCAGACTTGGTAGGCGATTTCGAAGGTGATAAAGAGTCACGTAAAGATTGGGAAGATACCTATATCAAAGGGCTCGATATGTTAGGCTTTAAATACGAAGACCGAACACAACCTTTCGAAGGTGCGTCAGGGGTCGTACATCCTTTACTAGCTGAATCTGTTACGCAGTTTCAAGCCCAAGCTTATAAGGAACTCCTCCCCCCAAGCGGCCCCGTACGTACACAAATAATTGGTGAAGCATCACCAATGGTAGAACAACAAGCAGAACGTGTAAAAGAATACATGAACTATTACATTTTAAATGTAATGGAAGAGTTTGATCCTGAGATGGACCAACTATTATTTTATTTACCACTATCGGGTTCTGCATTTAAAAAAGTTTACTATGATCAAATACTAAAACGTTGTGTTGCAAAGTTTGTATCTAGTGAAGACTGTGTAATTAATTACGCAGCTACAGATTTAGAACAATCAGAAAGAATAACACACGTTGTAAAGATGTCATCAAACGAATTAAGAAAATTACAAGTGTCAGGTTTTTACCGTGATGTACCAATTACGTCAGGATCAGTTAGCACTGCTGATGATGTTGAAGAAAAAATAGATGAATTAGATGGTGCAAATTCTACAGGCGAAAATGATGAACATGTAATTTTAGAAATGCATGTTGATGCAGATGTGCCAGATTTTGAAGACACATCCGGTATCAAACTTCCTTACATTGTTACAATAGATCAATACTCTTCTACAATATTATCTATTAGAAGAAACTATGAACCAAACGATCCTAATTTTAAAAAGAAACAATACTTTGTACATTTTAAGTTCCTCCCTGGGTTAGGCTTTTATGGATTTGGCTTAATCCACATGTTAGGTGGGTTGTCAAGAACTGCAACAAGTGTTTTGCGACAATTAATTGATGCAGGTACTCTTGCCAATCTACCAGCAGGTTTTAAAGCACGTGGTATGCGTATACGTGATCATGATGAACCTTTACAACCAGGTGAGTTTAGAGATGTAGATGTAACTGGACAATCAATAAAAGAATCTTTGTTACCATTACCATATAAAGAACCATCACAAACTTTATTTGCATTATTAGGTTTTGCTGTTGACGCAGGAAAATCTTTTGCTGCAATAGCAGATATGAAGATGGGTGAAGGTAATGAACAGAATCCTGTTGGCACAACATTAGCATTATTAGAACGTGGCACAAAAGTTATGAGTGCAATACAAAAAAGATTACACTTTTCACAAAGAAAAGAATTTAAGTTGTTAGCAGGTTCTATCAAAATGTTTACACCACCAGAATATCCATACCAAGTTATCGGTGGTAACAGAATGATTAAACAAGCTGACTTTGATGATCGTGTTGATATTATTCCTGTAAGTGACCCTAATATATTTTCTATGTCACAAAGAGTTATGTTGGCACAACAACAATTACAATTGGCACAATCTAATCCTCAAATGCATAACATACGTGAAGCATATAGACGTATGTATCAAGCAATGGGCGTGGATAATATTGATGCAATATTAAAACCAGATCAAAATCAACCACAACCAATGAGTCCTGCAATAGAAAATGCTAGAGCTATGAAAAGTAAACCATTAAAAGTATTTGCACAGCAAGACCATCAAGCACATATGAAAGCACATGCTGAGTTTATGTTTACGAGAATGGTGCAGATTAATCCACCATTGTATTCTATGTTACAATCACACATGTCAGAACATATTGCTGCAATGGCTGGCACACAAGTACAACAACAATTTGCTAAACAAGAGCAACAATTACAAATGGCAATGCAACAAAATCAAGCAAATCCACAAGTTATGCAACAATTACAAATGCAAGCACAACAGATGGCTATTGAAAAAGCAAACGCTATTGCAAAAATAGAGGCGGATATAACAACTCAACTTGCAAGAGACGAAGAAGAAAGAACTAAACGTGAGCAACAAGATCCTCTTGTTAAATTAAAACAACAAGAGATTGATTTACGTGCAGCAGAAGCCATGGCGCGTCAACAAGATATGCAAACTAAAACAACAATGAATGCAGCAAGACTTGACATGGATCGCGATAAGATAGAAGCTGATACTACCATTAAATTAATGGAAACAGCTGATCGTATAGACCAAAGTGCTGCAAAGAAGGCTTTAGGTGAGTTAAAAGAAAATGTTTCTTTAACAAAAGAAGCCTTAAAGAATGAAAAAGACGTAACAACAGCGAGGATAAATGGCGGACGAAATAACAAAAGTCAAGAAGATTAGTGATGCAATGCAAGAGATTGATGCTCTTGCAAAAACATTAACAGGTAAATCAGAGGACAAATTATTGGTTTGTGCAGCTTTATTGGCTGTAACAAGGCAAAATTATGTTGAAGCTTTAGGTGAGGAACACACTTCCTTTATCTTTCAATCTGTTGTAGAGTCCTTCGATTATTTAAACGGTTATGGCGAAGATAGAGATCTTCCTATAACTATACATTAGGAGGTAACTATGAAGTTATTGAAAGACCTATGGGCACACTTAAAAGAGTGGAGCGACTGGAGTATGAAAGACTGGATTAAAGCCGGTATTGTTGCTGTGGTTGTTATTGTTGTCCTACAGTCAATGATGGGTGCTTAATGGCCGAAATTGACAGAAGATCAAGAGCTATTTTAAATAGTTTAAAAGCTGCACGTGATGAGCGTGCAGCTAAAGCTCAAGAAGAACGTCAGTTCATGACGAGCTTTAATCCGAATACAGCGGATAGAAAAGATTTTACAAGATTTAGAACAAATTTAAAAAAACAAGCGTTGGATGCTATTGGTTCAACACAAGGTGGCATACTATCATCATCACAAGGTAGAGCTTTAGATAAGTTATATCACGAACCGTATAGAAAAATGATGGGTATGTACATGCGTACTAATCCAAAAGATTACGCAGAAAACTTTCCTATATCATTTGGTATTCAAAGAGCAATACCATTTGCGGCAGAAAAAGCAGTAGGAGCTTTGACAGGCATACCGTTCCTTGGAAACATGTTGCCAAAAAGAACAAACGAATTATTAGGTGATCTAAGTTATTTAGATTACAGACCAACTAGATTAATGAATTATCCAGAGGGATTTGCATTTGATGATGGTAATGAAGCGTTGTTAGGGCTTATAGAATCTATTGATCCTTACGAAGCAAACTACAGACAATTCTTCCCAATGCAAGTACCAGATTACTTCTATCAGTTCATGGATAATGAAATGTTACCATACATATTAGGTATGAGATAGTGAGCAATAGAGAAGATTATATTGCAAGTTTGTATGGTGGATCCTCATCTGGGTCATCAACAGGCACAACTGGTGGTTTTGCAGGAAGTGGTATAACCACAACACCAATTGGTGGAGGATCAGGCACATATGGTAGCAATGTAAATACGACTTCTGGTGTAGGTACAAATGTAAGTGGTATTGCAGATAAAGAAGAATATAAATATATTAAAGATCCTAAACTAGATGAAGACGCGGGTGTATATGAAGCAAATCAAGATTTATTTGATTATTTAGCTTTTAGAGATGATGACAAACAACCGTTTACATCACCACAAGACACGTACGGAACAGGTTCAGGTTTAGATTTTGTAACCGTTGATGCAGGCACTGTAGAAGATTTAGGTTTTTTTGATGAAAGAATAGGAGATAAAAAAAATCCACTTTTTTTATCTGATGAACTTTTAAAATTTTATGGAATAGATCCTAATGCTTTTGGCATAGGATCAGGAAGTTTAAGTATTCCAAAAGAATTATATCAAATGATAGCTGAGGGTAGTATTGTTACTCCTATGGAGGCCATGCAATCAGGAGAATCTGGTATAGGAACTTTTTCAGATCTTGAAGCTGGTGTTCACCCTTTGTTGGGCAGCATAAATAAATATTATGGAATTATGAGTGGTAGTGCTTTTCCACAACCTGCAACAGGAGGAGGTGGTGGAGGAAGAGTTAATGTTGGTGGTGGCGGAGATTACGCAGCTGGTATAGCTGCAGGATTAGGTCGACGTCCAAAACAATTAGGTGATGAAGAAAGTATACCAAGAGGTTTACGTTTACTTGATTATATGGTAAACCTACACAGAAATAATCCATATACAAAAATGGCCCTGCGTAAAAAAAGCGGTGGCATAGTGAGTTTAGTAGGAGGTTAATATGGTATGGCAACTATTGGCCAAGCCTTTATTAGGCGTGGTCGCAGACGGAGTGCAAGGCTTCGTTAAAACAAAACAAGCGAAGGCTGAACTAAAGTTAACAGAAGTTAAAGCAGCAACTAAGTTAAAACAGGACCAGATCGCTGGAAAAGTGGCATGGGAAGCATCAGCTGTGGATCAAATGAAAGGATCGTGGAAAGACGAACTAATTTTAATTTGTCTTTTGGCTCCAGCCGTAGCCGTATTCTGGCCTGGCATGACACCACATATTGAAGCAGGATTTATTGCCTTGCAACAACTGCCGGATTATTATAAACATTTATTATATATTGCATGCTCAGCGAGCTTTGGCATAAAGGGTGCTAAAGGTGCAATGGGTTTAATTAAGAAAAAGTAGGAGATACTATGAAAAAAGTAGATAAAAAGAAAAACCCTGGATTAGCAAAACTACCAACTAAAGTTAGAAACAAAATGGGTTATATGAAAAAAGGTGGTAAAGTTGCATCTAAAATGGGCGGCGGAATGATGAAAAAAGATCCAATGGCTATGGGATACAAAGATGGTGGTTCAAAAAAAGATACACACGTAACTAAAGATGGACGTACTGTTAAAAAAGGTTTGTATTATTACATGAACCGCGCTAAAAAAAGAGGTACTAGTAAACCTGGCAAAGGCACTGTTACAGATAAAGCATTAAAACAATCTGCTAAAACAGCTAAAAAACCAGCTAAAAAAAGTGGCTAAGAAAAAATCATTATCACAAAAAAGAAAAGCTAAGTCAGATAAAAATCCAAAAGGCATAGCAAAAGGATGTGGTATGGTTTTAGAAGGTAAACGTAAAAAAACAAAGTATGCGTAAAACAGCTAAAAAGAAAATAAAAAAAGTAATTAAAGGTTTAAAAAAAGCCTCTAAATCTCATGCTGGACAAGCAAAATCTTTAACAGCTGTTATTAAAAAGAAAAATGGCTAAAACAGCAGCATGGCAACGTAAGGAGGGCAAAAATCCTTCAGGCGGTTTAAACAAAAAAGGTGTTGCATCTTACCGTGCAGCTAATCCTGGATCAAAATTAAAAACTGCTGTTACAACAAAACCATCTAAATTAAAAAAAGGTTCTAAAGCAGCAAAAAGACGTAAGTCATTTTGTGCAAGAATGGAAGGCATGAAGAAAAGAAGAACCAGTGCAAAGACAGCTAGAGATCCTAACTCTAGAATAAATAAATCTTTGCGTAAATGGAATTGTTAGTATATAGACCAATTAATGAGAGATGAAACAGCGATTTATGTAATCTTGAAAAAGATTAGAGTTCGCAAAGAAGAGTTGAAAGAAATCATAGCAGCTGGATTACCTGGTTGGGATGAGTACAATAGAACCGTAGGCGAGTATAAGGCCTATGCAATAATGGAACAGGAGATTCAAGACCTGCAGAAAGATGAGGACAACGATGACAGACAAGGAACTGCCAAAGCGTAGATTTGCGCTAGAAGAAAAAGATTTAGCTGTTGAGGCTGATGAAAACAATAAAGTAGCTGAAGAAAAAGAAAATAAATTTCTTAAAAAAATTCAAGAAGATGCTACTTCTAACATAGAACATTTACCAGACGAAAAAATTTTAGATAGATTACCTGATCCAACAGGTTGGCGTATGCTAGTATTACCTTACAAAGGACAAGGTAAAACTAAAGGTGGTGTAATATTAACAGATGAAACGATGCAAGAACGTGGGTATACCACGGTAACAGGATTGGTTCTTAAGATGGGAACAGAATGTTATGATAATAAAGAAAGGTTTCCAAATGGACCTTGGTGCAAGAAAGGCGATTGGATTATATTTGGTCGTTATGCTGGATCTAGGTTTGGGATAGAAGGTGGTGAAGTGAGAATACTTAACGATGACGAGATAATTGCTGTGGTAAAAGACCCAGAGGATATCTTGCAATTTAGATAAACAGGAGGATAAATGCCTGCAGACGCACAACCAAAAGTAGAATCACAAACTGAAGCTGATGCCAAGATCGTTGATTTACCATCAGATGGTCCATCAGTTGATGTAGAACTACCGAAGGAAAAAGAAAATGCAGTAGAAACTCAACCGCAAGAAGAAGTTGCAGTTGAGGAAAGTGCATCTCAAGGAGAGATGGATGACTACGGCAAAAAAGTTCAATCCAGGATTGACAAACTAACTAAAAAACTAAGAGAGTCTGAACGAAGAGAACAAGCTGCAATAGAATTTGCTCAAGGATTACAACATGAGCAAACTAAACTGCAACAAAAAACACGTCAGTTAGATACTGGGTATGTAAATGAATTTGCATCACGTGTTGAAGCTCAAACAGCAGAAGCTAAAAAACAGCTAAAAGATGCTATGGATACGGGTGATATAGATGCACAAGTAGAAGCACAGCAAAAAATAGCACGTTTAGCAGTAGACGCTGATAGAGCAAAGAAAAGCTTGGATCAACGTGAAAGATTAAAAAAAGAAATGGAAGCACGTGGAGTTAATCCCAATCAACCCCAAATGCCTACACAACAAGCTCAACCACAGACTCCACAACCAGTAGCTCCGCCTGACCCTAAAGCAGAAAATTGGGCAGAAAAGAATGAATGGTTTGGAACTGATGAACCTATGACACTCACGTCTTTCTCAATTCACCGTAAATTAGTTGAAGAAGGATTTGACACAAAGTCAGATGAGTATTATAGTGAGATTGACAAAAGAATGAGGGAAACTTTTCCTCATAAATTTGAACAAGTTTCTACGCCAACGCAAACTGTAGCTTCTGCAAGCAGAAGTACTCAGCCAGCCAAGCGCCAAGGTACTGTGAGACTCACACCATCACAAGTAGCCATAGCCAAAAAACTAGGTGTGCCACTAAGCGAATATGCGAAGTACGTGAAGGAGTAGGCATATGAATAATAAAACAATAAAAACTAAACTACCCCCACGCGAGTCTGAAACCCGAGTTAAAACCGAACGAAGGAAACAATGGGCTCCACCATCACAGTTAGATGCACCACCCGCACCTAACGGTTTTAAACACCGTTGGATTAGGGCCGAAACGATAGGACAGATGGATTCAAAAAATGTTTCCGCTAGAATGCGTGAAGGATGGGAGTTTGTCAGAGCTGACGAATACCCAGACACTGAATGGCCACAAATGGAATCGGGTAGATACCAAGGTGTCATAGCTGTTGGAGGTTTGATGCTAGCAAGAATTCCTAATGAGATTGTTGAGCAGCGAAAAGAATATTTTGCGCAAGTTGCACAAGATAAAGATGATGCTGTTGCAAACGATCCTCTTAAGGACCAACACCCTAGCATGCCTGTACATAATGAAAGCAGGCGATCTCGCGTAACATTTGGTGGCGGTAAGAAGAACTAGTTTTTTCTCCCCATAAGTTACAAAATGACACATTCATGGTGAGTGTGTTGTAACAATTACTATGAGGATAAAATCATGGCTAATATTGACGCGGCCTTTGGGTACAGACCTATTGGAAAAGTTGGTAGTGGCGTTCAAAACATGGGTACGACTATGTACACCATCGAAGACAATTACAGTACATCTATTTTTAAAGGTGATCACGTAATGCAGTCTGGTGGGTATGTAATTGCTGGAACAGCTTCCGGCGCTACGAACCTAGGTGTTTTTAACGGTTGCTTCTACATTGATCCAGTAAGTAAAAAACCTACATGGTCAAATTACTACAGTCAGACTAATGTAACCAGTGCTGGTTCCATATCTGGCTCAACTAATATAGACGCGTACATCTATGATGATCCGTACATGCTTTTCGAAGCTCAATGTGATGGCACTATTGCTAAAACTGACATCGGTAAAAACACTGATTCAGTATTAACAACTGGTAGTACTGTAACTGGACAATCAAAAAATGAAATTGATGATGGTACAGAAGCAACTACTGCTGGTCTACAGGTCAAAATAATTGGGATTACAAAAGATCCAGAAAATGATGATGCTTCAAGTGCGAATGCTAACTGGTACATTATGTTTAATGAACACGTTAAATTAGGCACAGGTATCACTGGAACATAATAGCTAGAGGAGAGATATAATGGCAATTTCAAGAATGCAATTGGTCAAAGAACTCGAACCTGGCTTAAATGCCTTGTTCGGATTAGAATACGACCGATACGAAAACCAGCACACAGAAATTTTCGATGAAGAAAGTTCTGATCGTGCATTTGAAGAAGAAGTAATGCTAGGTGGGTTTGGCAATGCAGAAGTAAAACCAGAAGGTTCTGGTGTTGTTTATGAAGCAGCACAAGAAACTTTCACTGCACGCTACACTCACGAAACCATTGCTTTGGCTTTCTCATTAACTGAAGAAGCCGTAGAGGATAACCTTTACGACAAAATCAGCACTAGATATACAAAAGCATTGGCACGTTCAATGGCTAACACTAAACAAATTAAAGCTGCTAACGTTCTTAACAGAGCGTTCAACAGTTCTTATCTTGGTGGCGATGATAAGGAGCTTTGTGCTACTGATCACCCTACACTTAGTGGAGACCAAAAGAACGAGCTATCAACTTCAGCTGACTTAAACGAAACTTCGCTTGAGCAGATGTTAATTGATATTGCTGGTATGAAGGACGAAAGAGGAATGAAAATTGCTCTTCAAGGAGTAAAAATGATTATTCCTGTAAACCTTCAATTTACTGCTGAAAGGTTAATGAAATCTGCAGGTAGAGTAGGAACTGCTGATAATGACTTAAACGCAATTAGAAACATGGGAATGGTGCCACAAGGATATGTGGTAAACAACTTCCTAACTGATACTGATGCGTTTTTCATTAAAACAGACGCACCTAATGGACTAAAAATGTTCACTAGGTCTCCTATTAGAACTGCGATGGAAGGTGACTTCGACACTGGTAATGTTAGATACAAAGCTAGAGAGAGATACTCGTTTGGGTTCTCTGACTGGAGAGGTATCTTTGGTTCACCAGGAGCGTAAATCTTTTAGTGGGGCGCATTATGTGCCCCACTATACCTAGTATAACAAGTTATACAGACTGGCTAGGCAGACGATATAGAGACTGTGTAACGATTGGTCTATATGACCGAGGAGAATATTATGGCTAATACTAGCTTTGTGGGTCCGGTAAGATCCAAAAATAACTATAAATTATATAGTACTACTGCTTCAACAGGTGTTGAACATGATAGAACTATAAGTGATCCAGCAAAAGATGCTAGACGATTTTATTTAGAAGAATGGTTTTTACAAAGACCAGGTCTAAATGCAAACATTGACCAAGTATCAACAGTAGAAGTTCAAAGAGCTTTGAATAGAAACTGGGAAGCACTTGGAACTAACGTAACCACTGCACTAGTTACATTTGCTACAACTTCAGCAGGAATTTTAGCAACAACAGCAGGTGCAGATCAAGACCAAGCAATCATTACACCTCACTTAGACACTGCCGCAACAGCGTGGGCAGGATGCTTATGGGGAACAGAAAATTCAGTTCATTTTGAAACATCAATTATGTTACCTGCACTTGACAACCAAAAGGTTTGGGCAGGATTAAAATTAACTAATGATCAATTAATTGCAACTGATGATGATCAAGCATACTTTAAATATCAAACTGATGCTACTAACTCAGAAGCATTTAGTGATTTTGCTGTTTGGCATTTTGTTCACAGTATTGGTGGCACTGATTATATCACTGCATTACCAGTGACTGTTGCAGCAAATACACCATATCATTTAAAAATTGAAATAGATAGCGACAGAAAAGCTACTATTTTTATAAATGGTGTACAGTACAATGTTGCTAATACAGCAGGATCAACTGGTGGTACAGCTGCTACAGCAGTACAACCAGGAGTTCAAGCTACTAAAACTGCAGCTTTAACTAACGATGTGGATTTCATTCCATATGTTGGTATTGAAGCTGGTGCGGCTGCTGCAGAAGCAATAAACGTACATCATGTTTGCATGAGCAGAAACGTATACGAATAATAAATAAACAAGTGGGGCTTCGGCCCCACAGTTCTTAATTAAGGAGGGAACATGGCAGATACAGTAACAGGACCAACTATCCTACAACAAAACGACAATCGCGTCGTAATCAAAATAGTTAATCAATCAGACGGAACAGGTGGAACAACAGTTTTTGGTGATGTCTCAGCACTTGCTGCTAGAGGAGACGGAACGGCTGTTGCACATTTAGGATTACTTAGAGTTTGGTATTCTTGTCAAGGCGGCGATGGAGGAGACTCTTACGCACGTTTAGATGAAGAAGATTCAGATGGAGATATTCCTATTATTGGTTTAACTGGTGCAGGCTATTGGGATTTTAGAGAGTTTGGAGGCATACCAGCAGACAAATCATCTAACAGTAATCAAAGTGATGTTAACTTTGTTGTGCCCGGCACTGCTGATGGCGGCAACATGTATACAGTTATAGCTGAATTTCAAAAAATTTATTAGAGGTTTAAATGGCTTATTCAGGCACACAAACCTTTAATCTTTCGATTGAGGAAATAATAGAAGAGGCATACGAGAGATGTCAATTAGAAACTCGTAGTGGTTATGATTTAAAAACTGCTAGACGATCTATGAATTTGATGTTGGCAGAGTGGGCAAATCGTGGTTTAAATTTATGGACCATAACGTATGGCACACAAACATTAACTGCTGGCACAAACTTTTATGCAATTGACCAAAAGGTTGTAGATATAATAGATGCTGTTGTAACAACTACAACAGGCGCAACTTCTAATTTAGAAGGTGATAGTGACACTACAGATGTTACTATGAATAGAATATCTAGAACTGAATTTATAAATTTAAGTAAAAAAGAAAATTCATCAACAGGTGATGCAAGACCAACACAATTTGCTTTAGTTCCTGGAACGGTTACAACTGGTGGATCAACTACTAGTGGTAGACCAGCAAACGATATGACTTTGTTTTTATATCCTAGCCCAGACAAAGCATATATTTTTAAATATTTTTATCTTGCTAGAATAGCAGATGCAGGAGATTATACAAATAATGCTGATGTGCCATTCTATTTTCTTCCTTGTTTAACTGCAGGATTAGCTTATTATATAAGTTTAAAAAGAGCACCAATGTTAAGTGCAAACTTAAAAGCGGTGTATGATGAAGAATTTAAACGTGCTTCTGAAAATGATAGAGAAAGAGTTTCTTTTAGAATTGAACCAGCACGGGCGTACACACCATAGGAGGTAATATGCCAATATGTAAACATTGTGATCATGAATGTCATTGTAGTAATGGTGGTTCATGTTGCGGAGGACAGTGCCAATGTGGTAACTGTGAATGTAAAAAGGAGGACGAATGAGCAATAAAAACTGGAACAGTCAAACTGCTAACCCTATGGGTGGTGATAAAACTGGAATAAAATTTGGCAGAGGTCAGATAAATATTCCTGCCCCTGTAGAAGCTGCTGCTATAACTACAAAAGGTGTAGCACCAGCAAAAGGTAAAGCACAAGATATTACTGTAGAAAAAGGAAAAGTATCTGGTACCATGCAAAGCATGGGTGCTGCCAAAAAAGGCGGCGGTTACACTTGGAGCTAATGAATGGCTTACGCAACAGGTAAATACGCTAAATTTATTTCTGACCGTAGTGGTATGGAATATCCATACAAAGAAATGGTTGTAGAATGGAATGGAGCACGTGTTCACAAAAGTGAGTTTGAACCTAAAACACCACAGGACAGACCAAACAAACACGCACCTGATGCGATAGCATTACAATTTCCAAGACCTGCAAGAGAAGAAAGTGTAACAGAAAGATTGTTACCTTTAAATCCATTTAGATTTACGGCCTCTAGTACAACAGTGACAGTATTTGAACCTACTCACAAAAGATCTACAAGTGATACGGTCAGATTTAGAACTGTGTCTGGTAATTTATTTGGTGCATCAAAATCAGAAATAGAGGCAGAAGCTGGCTTTAGTATAACAAAAACAAATGATGATTTTTATACATTTACTGTGTCAACAGCACCATCTATTACAGGAAATGGAGGAGGAGGACAAACGTCTTCTGGTCCAGCAACATTGAGTAACTAATGACTACATACGCAGAATTAACACAGCAAATATTAGACTACACAGAAGTTAGTACAGATGTATTAACATCTACGAGAACAAATGATTTTATTGAACATGTAGAAAATAGGATACTAAAAGAAGCGGATTTAGATGCTTTTAAATCACATCAATCAGCTAACCTTGTTACCAGTAATCCATTTTTATCATTACCTGGTGGCACATCACCGGATCCAACATCATTAGCTACAATACGAACAGTTCACATATGGCCTGCTTCAGGCACACCAACGAGAGATTTTTTAGAACATCGTGATCTTAGTTACATGAATGAATATTGGCCTGATAGAACTGCTACAGGCACACCAAGATATTGGTCATGGTGGGATCAAAACACAATATATCTTGCGCCTACGCCGGATTCGGCGTATAACGTGGAACTAGGAATTACTAGATTACCAACAAGACTATCTAGTTCTAACACAACCTCTTGGTTGGGTGACAATGCTCCAATGGCATTGCTTTATGGATGTCTTGCAGAAGCCTTTAAATTTTTAAAGGGACCAGCTGAAATGCTGCAATTATATGAACAATCTTATCAACGTGCTATACAAGAGCTTATAGTTGAACAAACTGGTAGACATAGACGAGATGAGTACATGCATGGAGAGCTTAAGTTCCCTATGCAATCTGTTAAAACAAATACTAGAGGAGAATAAACATGGCTATAACACAAGCTGTATGCACGAGTTTTAAACAAGAATTACTTGTTGAAGGACATAACTTTACCAATGGACAAGACACTTTTAAAATTGCACTGTATACAAGTTCTGCCTCTCTAGATGCTTCAACCACTGCTTTTACCACATCTAACGAAGTTTCTGATTCAGGATCTTATTCGTCAGGTGGAGGATCATTAACCAGTGTAACGCCAACAACTTCAGGTACTACTGCTATTTGTGATTTTGCTGATATATCTTTTACTTCAGCTACTATCACTGCAAGAGGAGCTATGATTTACAATAGTTCTAATTCTAACAAAGCAGTTTGTATTTTAGATTTTGGTGGGGATAAAACATCTACGAGCGGAACATTTACAATTCAATTTCCAACAGCTGATGCAAGTAACGCTATATTGAGATTAGCATAGGAGAAAATAAATGGCTTTAGTCATTAATGATAGAGTAAAAGAAACAACTACCACAACGGGAACAGGAGCTGTATCTCTTGCAGGTGCTGTAACTGGTTTTGAAACTTTTGCTGCTGGTATTGGTAATAGTAATACAACATATTATGTTATTGCTCATCAAACAGCTGCGGAGTTTGAAGTAGGTCTTGGCACGCTAGATGGTGATAGTTCTGATCTTACACGTACAACAGTTATATCTTCTTCTAATAGTGATAGTGCTGTTGATTTTGCAGCAGGAACAAAAGATGTTTTTTGCACAATACCAGCAAGTAAATTAATATTTGAAGATGCAAACAACGATGCAACGGTAGGACGTAATTTAACTGTTACAGGTGATTTAACTGTTACAGGTGATGATATCACTTTAAACACAAATACTAGTGGTGCAGCTCTTATTGGAGATGGTACAAATTATAATCCTGTTGCAATATCCGGTGATATAACTATAGCTGCAAACGGAACAGCAGCGATTGGTTCCGGTGTTATTGTTGATGCAGATGTTAATAGTTCTGCCGCAATAGCAATGTCTAAAACTGCTTTTACAGCAGGAGATGGTGTAAGTTTATCAACGAACACACTAAGTGTAGACGCGGCACAAACTACAATTACGTCTATTTTAGCAACAGATGTTAAAATAGGTGAAGACGATGAAACAAAAATAGATTTTGAAACTGCCGATACAATTCATTTTTATGCCGGTAATGAAAATCAATTAATTTTAACAGATGGTGCATTAACACCAGCTAGTAATGCTATTGTAGATTTAGGAACAGATGCTTTAGAATTTAAAGATGCATACTTTGACGGCACAGTAGAAACAGATGCTCTTAGTATTGCAGGTACAGCGATAACAACAACTGCAGCTGAGATTAATTTAATAGATGGTGGTACTTCAAGAGGTACTACAGCAGTAGCAAGTGGTGATGGTATATTAATCAATGATGGTGGTACAATGCGTATGACTAACGTTGATACTGTATCAACTTATTTTGCAAGTCATAGTGTTGGTGGTAGTAATATTGTAACGACTGGAGCATTAGATTCTGGTTCAATTACTTCTGGATTTGGAACTATTGACACTGGTTCATCAACTATTACAACGACAGGATTAATTACTGGTGGTTCATTAGATATTGATAACGTTTTAATTAACGGAACAACAATTGGACACACAGACGATACTGATCTAATAACTGTGGCAGATGGTTTAGTGACTGTTGCTGGTGAAATATCAGTGACTACATTAGATATTGGTGGAACTAACATTGCTTCAACTGCTGCAGAATTAAACATCATGGATGGCGGCACTGCTGCTTCATCTATAACGTTAGCAGATGCCGATAGATTAGTAACAAATGATGATGGAACAATGAAGCAGGTAGCTTTAACAACATTAAAAACGTATTTAACGAGTGCAGGATTTTCAACAGAGGACCCAACGGCCCTTGCAATTGCCCTTGGTTGATATTATAATAGGAGGATAAATGGCTAATACTTTTAAAGTTGTAACGAAAGCAGGAGTTACCAGTGCTGATGTTATCTATACCGTTGCTAGTTCTACAACAACTGTAGTTCTTGGTATCATGGTAGGTAACACAACTACTGGTCAAATTACTGCTAGTGTTACTTTAACTTCAGATACCTCTAACAGAGCAGGTGCAAACGACGAAGCAAACCAAGCGGTTGAACTCGTTACCAATGCGCCGATTCCTGTTGGCGGAACGCTGGAGTTGCTTTCGGGAAATAAAGTAGTAATGGAGACAACAGATACACTGTCACTGACAGCATCTGGCGCGGCTGATATTGCTTTGTCAATAATGGAGATAACATAAGATGGCTTTTATTGGTACACCTTTAGATACCAGAAATACATTTCAATCTCTTCAAGGTAAGAGGTTTAATGGTGATGGAAGCACAACTGATTTTACTTTAGATGTAGCACCGGCGTCTACTTTAGACATTGAAGTATTTGTTGGTAATGTACGTCAAGACCCTAACTCAGCATACACTTTAAGTGGTACAACATTAACGTTTACTGGTGCACCTCCTAGCGGCACAAACAATATTTATGTTGTTCATCAAGCAAAGAGTGTAGGAACTATTGATGTACCAGACTCTTATAAATCAGACTCACAAACAATATCTGGTGCTAGAACATTTAATGGCGGTATTACAATGGGCGGAACTACACCTACACTAACAATAGGTGACGCAGGGGCAGAAGATACTAAAATAGTGTTTGATGGTAATGCACAAGATTATCATATTGGATTAGATGACTCATCAGATGATTTAGTAATTGGATTAGGTAGCACTCTTGGTACAACTTCTTATTTAAATATTGACGAAGCTGGAGAAATATCTACAGGTGGAGAAACTGCACCAGATGTTGATTCAGGTGGTATTACAATAAATCATGGTGCTAATGATACTAACACAATGACATTTAAAAACTCTGACGTAGCACATGGTATGACAACTAATGCAGAAACTGACACCTATGCTGAATTTACAAAAGGTGCAAGTGCTCAAGGAGGATTTAGAATTAGAGGATTATCAGATTCTTCGGGATATTCTGGATTAGACCTTTTTGGTGATATGGGAGGTGCTAGTAATACAGGCGAAGCAACGCACGTTAATGGTGTAATTCACATAGATGGTGCAATTAAAGATGGTACAGACAGAGGCGCAATGGGTGCTGATGAAAATACAGTTTGTATTAAAAACGCCGGTACAACTGAAGTTATTTTTAAAGGTGATGGAGAAATATTTAGTAATCAATCAGCGACCGTTGGAACTTTTGATGCTTATGAAGATGCACAATTAATTCGTGCATATGATTTATCACACATGAGAGGTGTTATTAATTCTAAATTTGATAAATTTGTACAATACAATCAGAAAGATTTAGCAGATGCAAGACTTATCGGAAAAGATGAAAATGGTAATCCTACAAGTTTTGTAAACTGGACAGGTATGAGCAGATTACATAATGGTGCTATTTGGCAACAATATGAAAAACATAATCAGTTACTAGAAGCTGTTTATGATTTAGCAAAAGAAGCAGTTGGTGAAGAAAAAGCTAACGCTATTCTAGAAAAACACGAAGTTAAACGATTGCAATAGGAGGATATTATGGCAATAACAGCAAACGTAGATTTAGGCAATGGTGTTACAGCATCAAGTTGCTACATTATCGTGCCTACTGCTTACGTTAAAAAATTTGATGATGTAGATGGTGCAGGTAATGCAGGATTTAAACTTATTTATGATGTAGAAATATATCAAAATAAATCTGCTAGGGATAGTGATGCGAGACAATCTAAAAAAATTGCTTGTAGAGAAGTTGATCATCATAAAATAACATACGACCCAACAACAAGTGATAATCCATTTAAGTTGGCATACGCAGATTTAAAAACAAATAGTTTACTTAGTTCAGTATCGGATGCATAGAGGAGTAACACATGAGTAAAACAACAATACCAACAGGAGGGTTAGCAGACTCAGCAGTAACAAGTGCAAAAATTACAGATGCCACAATAGCAACTGCTGATATAGCAGATAGTGCTGTAACTTTAGCAAAAACATCTGGAGTAGGTGGCGATTTAAGTTTTGGTGGCGATACTTTTGGAGCAGATAAAACTATTGGTTCTAATGATAACTATGCACTAAAGTTTGAAACTAACGGAACCGAAAGATTAGAACTTACAAATGATGGCAGAGGTTTATCACAATTTACTGCTAAAGCATGGGCAACTTGTAATGCAACTGGAACAGTGTCAATTACTGATTCTCACAATATTAGTAGTTTAGCAGATCCAGAATCTGGTCAATTAGTAAATAATTTTGCAAACAATATGGCTAACGCTAACTACACAATTATTGTTAATGCGTGGCACGGTTATGCTTATACTTTTGGTGGTATGGATATGAGTACAAGTAGTTTTAAGGCAGTTCAATCTAATGGCTCGTCTTATGTTGATACAAACAGAGTTCACAGTTTAGTTTTTGGGGATTAAAAATGAGAATAATTTATAAACAATCAAGTGGCATATGTGGAGTTTTAATACCTGCCCCTAATTTTTTAGCAACTTTATCAGGTACAGAAGAAGAAAAATTAATTCATATTGCTAATAAAGATTTACCAACTGGAACTAAATACGAAATAGTAGCGGATGATTATGTGCCAAGCGATAGAACATTTAGAAATGCTTGGGAATATGAAACAGGAAGTAATGAAAAAACATCAGCAGATTTAACAGCAGATGAACTGACAAAATACAATAGAACTAAACAATATGGAGAAGAATAAATAATGCCCTTAACAACTAACATTGATAAAGCAAAAAATATTTGGAAAGATAAAATTCGTGTTGCTAGAAAACCAAAGCTAGAAGAATTAGATGTTGAGTTTGTTAGAGCACAAGAAACAGGTGCAGATACTTCTGCTATAGTTGCAAAGAAAAAAGAACTAAGAGATTTTCCTGCACAGGTTGATTCTGCTACAACAACAGATGAAATAAAAGCTGTATGGGATACAGATAAACTAGGAGACAAATAATGGCACTAAGTAAAATAGATGTAGCAAATATGTTAACAGGTGTAACTCCTGTAGCTAATGGAGGAACAGCTGCAACAACTTTTGCGGGAGCAGGATTATCTAAAAGACCTAATGCAAAACCTCTTTGGTATAATGGAAATATGCAAGTTTCTCAGCGTGGAGATTCAACGGGAGTAACTAATGGTAATAGTGATTATTATGCTTGTGACAGATATAAATTTAATGAAGATGGTACAATGTCAGCAGTGTTAACAATAACACAAGAAACATTAACAAGCGGAAGTGCTTTTACAACTGATGGTCACACTAGAGCATTAAAATATGATGTTACTACTGCCGACACTTCTGTTGCAAGTGATATATATGCAAGAATTGAACAAAGATTTGAAAAACAAGATTTGCAAGTTCTTAAAAAAGGAACATCTAATGCAGAAAAAGTTACTTTGGCTTTTTGGGTCAAAGCAACAGTTACTGGAACAAATGTTGTAGAATTTCAAGATCAAGCAAATACCAGACATTGCTGTGCAACATACACTATATCATCATCAGATACATGGGAGCATAAGGTAATTACATTTGCCGCAGATACATCAACTGGAGACCCTTTTGGCACTGGGAATGGTTTAGCCGCAAATATAAATTTTGTTCTTCAAGCAGGTAGTAATTATACGAGTGGTACTTTAGCGACAGCTTGGGCAGATTCTGTTGATGCTAACAGAGCTGCAGGACATAACTCAAATCATTTTAGTAGCACTAGTAATAATTTTCATCTTACAGGAATACAACTAGAAGTAGGCGAATATACTTCTTCTACTTTGCCACCTTTTCAACATGAAAGTTTTGAAGAAAATGTAGCTAGGTGTCAAAGATATTTTTTTACAGATGCATTATATTCTTCTGGTGGAAATACTGGTATAATGGAAGCATTTGCTCCAACAAATGATGCAAATTACAAACATATTTTTAAACAATTTCCTGTTGCTATGAGAGCCGCACCTTCATTTAATAATATAAATTTTAGAGCAGATGTAGGTTCTAGTACAAGTGCATTATCAAGTATAGCGGGAGCTTTTGCTACAACACTTACAGCAGATTTATATGGTAGGGATGATGATGCGGCAGAAGCATCATATTATCATGGTGCAGATTTTAGTGCGGAGTTATAATTATGGATATAAAATCAGTTAAAAAAGTAAACTATATAGGTAAAGATATTTTAGGATGTTATGCTTTAACAGACATAAAAGATAACATACATTTTGTGCCTTTAGACGAAGATAACACAGACTATCAAGCAATCCTTGCATGGGTAGCAGAAGGTAACACGATACAGGAGGCTGATTAGTGGCATACATAGGAAAATCAATAGAGAGTGGCACCTTTAGTGTCCTCGATACCAGTGGAAATACTTACAATGGATCTAACACTACATTCAGTTTAGGCACACAAGTTGGTTCTACGGCACAGCTCCTGGTCTCTCATGACGGGGTTATTCAAAAACCCGGCACGGATTATACTTTAGCGAGTGGGGGTACACAGATCACTTTCTCTACGGCTCCTGCATCTGGTGCAAGTATCTTTATTGTAGAGATATCTGGTGCGGTTGGTGGACCATTAGATTCAGATTTAAATGGTAGTGAATTAATTTTAGATACGGATGGTGATACAAGTATTACAGCAGATACAGACGATCAGATAGATATTAAGATAGCGGGCGCAGATGATTTTCAATTTACTGCTAATACGTTTACAGCCGCATCTGGAAGTGGTGTTGTTATACCAGATGGTGGACTTACTTTAGGAAGCACTGCTGTATCATCCACAGCCGCAGAGCTAAATATCTTAGATGGAGTCACAGCAACAGCTTCTGAACTAAATCTTTTAGACGGAGGCACTTCTGTTGGTTCATCAATTACTTTAGCAGATAGTGATGGTTTTGTTGTTAACGATGGTGGAACAATGAAGACTATTCCTGCAAGTGATATAAGCACTTATGCAGGTGGAGGTAATCTAATTAAAATAGCACAAACTAATTTAGGTTCTTCTGGAAATTTAATTGTAGATGATTGTTTTAATACAACCTATGATAATTATCTTGTTGTTATGGAAAATGTAAGGTGCACAGTTGATAGTCAATCATTAAGATTTAGATTTAGAACAGGTGGTAGCTCTGGTTCAACTGATTCAACCAGTCAATATAGATATGCTTCAAGATATTTTGATGATGATGGTGCATTAGCAAGTAACACAGGTGTTGACCAAGGATACTTTCAAATAAGTGATGATTCAGAAGAAGCTGGGGACTGGAAAGGATATTGTGGAACATTTACTTTTTATCAACCATATAAAGCTACTTCATCAAGATATTCTGGTCATGGTAGTTTTATAAGAAATGATAAAGCTGATATTGTATCAAGTCATAATGCAGGTCATTTTGATAATAACACACAACATACAGGTTTAGATTTTTTTTATTCAAGTGGAGATGTAGCGGCAGGTTCAGTTGTTATAGTCTACGCATTTAAGGAGTAATTATGACAGAGAGTTATAAAGTTTTTGATAACATTGTTGGTCTAAGAGATATGACCGCAGAAGAAAAAGCACAAAGAGAAAAAGATGTAAAAGAATGGAATGATTCTAGTGCTCAAAGAAAATTAAATAAAATAAAAGCAATGAGATTGAAAAGATTACAAGATACAGATTGGATGGCTAATTCTGATGTTACAATGCCAGACTATATAAAAACATGGAGGCAAACTTTAAGAGACCTACCTCAAAATAATACAACAGAAAGTCAGTATGATACACTTCTAGAAACAACAGGTAGCTTTCCAAATAAATCATATGTTCATTCTGTGTGGACACAACCAACTAGCTAATGTTATTAGGACACGGATCAGTAGCGGAACATCCTTTTGCCTCTATTAGAGGAACAGGTGTATTAAACGTAGGATCAGCTTTTATTAGCGGTCTTAGTCTTACATCAACTGTAAATAGCTTAGAAAGTGTTACAGGAACTGCTTCTGTTTCATTATCTGGCACAGATTTAGGCGCAACATTTTCTATTGGAACAGAAACTGTTACAGGAACTGCTTCTGTAGATGTGACAACAGCTGGACAAATGACGTTCAGTATTGGTGATGAAACAGCTTTTGGTGAAGAGTTTCAAAACTTGGTGTCACTATCTGTTGGTGAACCAGACTTCTTTATTTGGAATGAAATAGATGATAGTATGACAGCAACATATACAGACGTAGAACCAGGATCAACAGATTAAGGAGACAAGATGGCATCAACATATTCAAGTTCATTAAATTTAGAACTACAGGCAACTGGTGAAAACTCGGGATCTTGGGGTACTAAAACAAATAACAATTTACAAAAATTAGAATCAGCAATTAAAGGTTATGTATCTATTGCTGTAGCAAGCACAACAGATTCACTTGCTACATCAGATGGATCTACTACTGACGAACAAAGTAACGCCATAATTAAACTAACAGGCACACTATCTGGTAACACAACCATGCAGTGTGAAGCTGTAGAAACATGGTATATTGTTGATGACGCAACTACACACGGTGGCAACACATTAGGATTTAAACCAGCAGGCGGAACTGCCGTTAATCTTGTACAAGGTGCAAAACACATTTTGTATTCTGATGGTTCTACTATGTTTGACGTACTAGCTGATGCTGGTAACATAAAAGCAAACGGAACACTAGATGTAACAGGTAACACATCACTTGATGGTGGTACATTTGTGTTTAACGAATCATCTGCTGACCTTGATTTTAGAATTGAAGGTAATGGTGATGCAAACTTATTCTTTACTGATGCAGGTAATGATCGTGTTGGTATAAAAACAAACTCACCTTCTACTGAATTGGATGTTGTTGGTGGTGTTAAAGCAACTGGTAACATTGACTTTGATGGTGGCAGTTTTACATTTAACGATTCTAGTGCTTCTCTTGATTTTAGAATAGAAACAAATACTTTAACACATGCTTTCTTTTCTGATGGTTCTGCTGATAAAATAGCTTTTGGTACGTCTTCTCCAACAAGTGCACTTGTAACTATAAATCAAGCTAACACTTCTGGTGCTATAGCTTGTTTAACTTTAGATCAAGATGATACAGATCAAGAATTTATTAGATTTGATGGCACTAGTGGGTCAGATCAAACAAAAAGTATTACCACAGATACAAGTGTAGGATCGCTAACAGGTCATATTCGTGTCAACATAAACGGCACAGACTACTGGATACCATTCTATGCCACTAACTAAACT